CAAAGAAGGTAGCAGACAACCGGATAAGGATAGTGGACTTGACCACTTTGTAGATGCGTTAGGATATCTGGTTAATCACTTATATCCAGTTAAAGTAGAATATAAAAAACATTCAGGCAAAGTATACAGGAGTTAAAAATGGCAAAAGAAGTAGAGTATGTAATCAGTGTTATAGAACCAGAACAAGAGTATTTAAAATACTTTCGTAACAGTACATTAGATAATTGTAGACAAAAAGCACAAGAGTACTTGTGGGGGTGTCCAGAAGGCACCAAATACATTTATATAACAGCGAGGTTACAAGATGCCGAGTAAACACTCATTTAAAGTATGGAACGAACAGGGCAAGTATATGACTCGTTATACCAGTCAGGAAGTATACAAGATAACTGTTAATTATCCACATACACACAGAACGTTAGAATTTATAGGCATGGACAGAGGCAGTTGCATTATGCAAGCCGAAGTAGCCAAGGAAGAAGCAGATACAGTTATGTTAATGATAACAGAAGATACTGTTAAAGTATTACAAAAGGAGAAAATGGAATTATGAAATTACCAGAATATTTAAACAAAGAGAGTAGTCACGTTACTCACACAATGAACACAATGAGTTTACTGGGCATCAGTTTACTATGGGGAGTTATGTTAAACTTAATTAATCCATGGTGGCTTACACTTAGTACAATTACTATCATGGCAGGTTATGGTTCAGAAGTAACTAAACGTAACAATGGATGACTTTACCAGAAGCAGTACTGAAGGCACAGGTATTGACAAAAAGATAATTAAACAAGCAGAGAAGATTATCGATAAAACGCCTGGCTTTAAAGAGATCAGAAGTATCAAAGATGGTATGAAGTATAGTGAGATAAACTCAGGCGTAAATTGCCAACAGTATAAAGACAATTACGATAAAATAACTTGGAACACTGATAAGCCAAAGCCTAAGTTTAAAGTTCGTGTAAATGGCAAGGTTATAAACGATGAAGAATAGTAATTGGCATGGCGGTAAAGGATCAGGCAGACGTAACAGTAATGAACAAGCCTATGCTGACAACTGGGATAAAATATTTAAAAAAGAAAAAGAAGTCTTTAAACAGTTTAATAGCACTCGTAAAGGTCAGGACAATGTTGAATGGCCAGAAAGGAATAATATAAACAAAAGAGAATCAGGAGATAAAAATGGCACTAACACAGGAACAACAGATAGCCCTAGCAAAGAGTAAACCAGCCTTTATTGCACACTTAAAGGTTACACTAAATGCAGTTGAAACATTTGACCAACAGCAAATACAATTAGAGACTGGTGTGATACATACTAAAACAGTATACAGTGAACTAGTAGCACCCACAAAAGAGCATATGGATTTAGCAATAAAGAACTATGCTGGTAAATATGGCGCATTAGCAATAGAAACAATTACATACGATGAATACAAGGAGGCTACCAATGAGAGCAAAACATAAATATAATCCTAAACATAGGGAAGGTGCTAGGAGAATAGCACAAAGTATGGGATATAAACATACCATAAACGATGATCCAAAAATGATTCAGTTACTTGCCAGAGCAGGTATATACTTAGATGGTATAGATTACGATACAGATACCACAGCCACAACGTTTACTGACAATGTAGTACCTGCAGAGTACATAGCAGATACAGAAACAGTTAAACTATAAGTCATAAGCCCTGCGTGACCTCTTCAAGGGGAGTGCCATTTCCTTAATTCCAGGCACGCAGGCACCTATAAATAGTATTACATTAAACTATGCGGCACAGGAAAGTAGTGTGTCCAATTAACGCCGCAACTAGTAGAGACGGGTCTTTACTTCATTATTAATGTATTTAGATTATAATTATAATCTTTCCTTTAAAGCCAGGTAGTCAAGCACTTGGCTTTTTTTATCTGTCAAAAAAATACCCACGTTATGCGGGTATTTTTACTATTTCTTATTTTAGATCGGAAATAGGCAAGTTTAGGACAAGCCACTAATACTTATAACCCGTTTTAATTATTGTCAACAAAAGTGGCGTAAATGGCTGAAAAGGATAAATAGTGTTACCATATATGGAAACATCAAGTTTGGAGATTACGTTTTGGCCAAAGAAATAAACACTTACGACTTCCTTAATAGTTCACACGAAGCATACAACAGATATTATAATGACTGGAAGTTAAACGCTAACAGTTACTATGGCGGTGTGGAATACAGAGACGGAAGATACCTAAAAGCATATGACATTGATTACAGCACACCCAGTGATGTTGTAAACACTTATGATATAGACGGTGCTGGCAATCAGACAGCAGTATATACTAGTACAGTAAACAGAGCCAATAGCCCACAAGAAGCAAACAATGGTGGCGATCAGGTAGCAAGTAACTTCTATGGTGAGAAGTTAGCAAACGTACCAGTTTTTCCATATGTAAGACTATACACATCAGAATACAATGCTATACTATTCAGAAACCCTCCCAGCAGAACACTAGTTGATGAAGTACATTTGCACGTCAGAGATGAAAAGATTAATGACTTTATTAAAGACGTAGACGGAGAAGGTAACAGTATAAATGAGTTTATGAGTCAGGTAGACACATTTAGTACAGTATATGGCATTGTTTGGGTAAGTTGCTTAAAAGGAGCAGACGGACCTTACCCACGTTGGAGAATGCATAGTCCATTAGATGTAACAAACTGGAAGTATCGCTGGAATGAAAGCAACAACTTGGAATTAACTAACATAGTTATCAGAGTTGCTAGTGAAAGCGGTTATCAAGTATACCAGCACATTACAAAAAACACAATTGAAACAATATTTGCCCCAAATAACGCAGATTCTATTGCAGAATTTCCAGAAATGGCTGAGTTTATAGGGTCAGATACAGACGATGACGACGATCTTGGTTATTACAGAATTTCTCAACCTAATGAGTTGGGTTACGTTCCTGTAAGACCCATTTATCAAAGTACTAAAATACAAAATGGTGTAGGACATACACCAATTTTTGATATATCACAGATTCAGCGTTCAATATATGGCGACATGGGTGAGATATACTCTGCAGTATCCTATGGCGCACATCCAGTAACTGTAGCGGACAGTGATACGCTAAGTGAAAATGGATATAATATTGGATCAGAACCTGGATCAGTAATTCGTGTAGCGAATTCACTGAATGGGCAACCTAATTATGTATTTGAGTTTGTGGCACCGCCACTGGACAGTATTACAGAGTTAAGGGAACTAATCGATCAGAAGGTAGATAAGATGAATCAGGTTGCTATGATTAGATCAGAAGATTTAATTAAAGCAAGCCGTAGTGGTGCACAAATAGAGCAGTACGACAGTAAACTTGAAGCATTTGTAAGAAAGAAAGCAGTAAGTTTAGAAAACGCAGAATATCAGTTATGGAGAATGTGGTTTGACTGGGAAGGAGATCCAATGCCAGAACAGTTTGCAATCAGTTATAACAGACACTTCAACGTAAAAAGTTTAGAAAATGAATTAGCAGAGATAGACAAATTATTATTAAGTTATGAGAGATACGATAAAGTATTTACAGCAGACTTACACGATATGGCCGCAAGAGAATACGACACAGAAGAAGAAGCACAAGCAGAAGCAGTACGTATGGGCGGTGATCCTATAGCACACAGGCATATCGACGATTCCAGATTATACTGGATGCCATTTAGAAACATGCAGGAATATTTAGAAGCATTAGCATCAGAAAATATATCAGATCCTGATTTTAAATTGGATATAAAAGAAAAGATTAAACAACGTTTAGGGCAAATTGCCATGAACAGTACAACGAATAATAGCCTGTAAAAAGGCATTAAGGTAGGGGGTAACCCCGTAAACGAAAAATACGTTTACTTCTACGATAAAAGGAGAAAAGATGGATAATACCACAAATACAGTTGCACAGCCTGAAATTGCTGAGCCAGTAACAGATACTGCAAATCCTGTTGACAATGTACAAGCAGAGTCCAGTGATACAAAATCTGAGATTAATACAGCACCTAGTGTTGAGATTAGAGACGGTAAAACGTTTGTTAATGGAGTTAGAGTTTATACTCGTGACGACACTAACCGTATTGCCAGCAATGCTAAACATGAAGTTGAGAATAAATTAATTCAAGACCTAAATGTAGATAGTATTGATAGTGTTAAAAAAGTAGTACGCACACTACAAGAAACTTCTAAAGAAGAGGGTGGTACACTTAATGTTGAATCATTAAGAGCCGCTGTTAAGAAAAGAGAAGCAACTGTGGACGAACTACAAAAACAAGTGTCTAGTCTTAAAACTGATTTGCTACTAAAGGATCATATGGGAAGCCTACAATCAGCGATGCCAGGTAACTGGACTCCTGAACAAAAAACAGCAGTCGTGGACTTGATGAAAGCCCGTGACATGTTAGCAGTAGAGGGTGAAACATTTGCTATTAGGAACGGAAACGATTACCTAACTACAGATGGCGAAACTCCAGACTACAAAGCGGCTGTTAATACAGTAGGACAATCATTAGGATTAAACTTTGGGAAACAGGGTGTTGATTTACAGTTTGGAGAAACTAATTCAACGCAACAGCCTACTAAACAAGTTGCAGTAGACGAAGCGAAATTAAACTCCAGTGCTGAATACAGAGCGGCATACATGCGTATCCGTAAGTATCAAAATAAAGGCAAAGATGCAATTACCGATCAAATGGTAAAAGCAGAAATGCCGAAATAATTAACATATTGTCAAACATATAGGAGAATATTATGACAACAACAACAACAATTCAACAAATGTTGGCTAATATTGTTGCAGATCTAGTTCCATATTACATGGACGCGGTATTACTACCAAATCAGCAACTTATTAGTATGCAAATGAACGTTGAAGGTGTTTCAGGTGACCAAGTTCGTATACCGTTAACAAACCAGTATACTATTGCACCTAACGTAGCAGAAGGTGGAGCAATTGGTTCCGCAGATGACTTAACACCAACAGCGGCAAACGTTGCATTCCAGAAAAGGGGTGTAGGAACAGACGTAACTGAAGAATCATTAGAAGATGGTGGATTTTCATTAGTACAACAAGCAACACTAACAAGACTAGCAGGTGGACTTGCGGAAGCAACAGACACAGCAGGTTTCTTAGCAGCCAAAACAGGTTTTGACGCGGCGGCAATTGGTGAAGCAGGATCTAACGCGGCATTTACAACTAACATTGTTATGTCACCAGAAGGTATGGCTTATGTATCTAAAAGAGAACCTAGTATCTCGACCTGGTACAATCCGAACACGGATGTTCACCAATTTCGTGGAACCGTCAGAAACGGATTTACAACTTTAAGATCTGGTTTCGGTCAAAGAATTATTGCCAGAGATGCTGTAGGAACAGCCAACTCAGCAGTGGTTAACGTAAAACAAATTGCACAATCTACAGCAATCTTAAGAGCCGCTAACGCTCCTACAGGTGCAGATGGTTCATATGTAGCGATTATTTCGCCTTCATACGAATTTGCAATTAACGAAGCATTAGCACAAGTTGGTGGAAGCACAATTGGATCACTATCCGACCTTGGTAACAACGCATTGAGAAATGCTCTTGTTAACATGTTGGCAGGTGCAACAATGTACAGAAGCAACAACTTAGCAGACGCATCTTAATTAGAGGATAATTGATATGGCATTTATAACTAACGCGACAGGAAATGTAATCTCATTTGCAGAATTTACGGACGTAGTACAAACAGACCAACGTGTGTTTGAAGCAAACGAACTAGTAATACCAGCAGAGTCAGGCTTTGTTGATACTACAGACTTTGTGGAAGACATGTTGGAAAAAGGTACTGATCGTATATTGCTGAAGTTAAAAGCCAGTTCATGGTGGAGGAACTATTGTTTTTATGCCGGTATAGACTACGATATAAACAATATTCCTAACATTAATCCAGACAACATCGATCCTGGTAACGCACTAAACAGAAGACCTCAGTTTTCTGCAATGTGCGTGTATTATACTCTTAAGGAATTCATACTTCCTTTAATCGCTGACTTTGGTAACGAAGATAGTGCAGGTGTAGCCAAGATCACATACTATAATGACAAATACAACTCAATTTATGAAGAATTGACTGCATTGTCAGATTGGTATGATGCTGATGGAGATGGAACCATACAAGCAGATGAAAAAGCAACATATTATCAACAAGTAAGAAGGTCCAGAAGACGTACTAATATAGTGGTGGTTAAATAATGACTGTTAGATCAGACATATTAACTCAACTAGGTACTAACTTGGCTACTCATACTAACGTAAAACTTAGTCAGGAGTTGCCATGGGAAACTGGAGATAATCCTTTATACTTGCAAAATATGAAAACTGTTTACGTAGACGAAGAACAAATTGAAGTAGAGCAGTTGTATAGAACACTGGATCAGTCCAATGTGAATTCAACTGTTACTACTGTTAATGCGTATTTGTCAGTAGATGCTAAAAATCAATTAAGCGATATAAACACCGTTGTTGCAAACATCCTTTTAGCCAGGAACGTAATTAGTAGTACTACAGATAGTGCTAGTGATTATGAGACTGACACAGAAGGTGATGTAATAACATATACTTTCGAGTATAATTTTACCACCATATAGGAGAATATCATGGCAGTAATTAACGTAACTAACGGTACACAAGCAATCCTCACAATCGGAGCAAACGCCGTAAAGGCAACAGCCGACACTCAGGCAACGCCTGGGAACGCGGGTGGACTAGTTGTTCCTTTTGTACAAGATATAACAATAAATGCAACACCAGGAACAGTAAGGTATAGCACATTAGACTCAACGAGTTCAAGTGCTTTTACAACTGTAAACGAAAATGGTCTTTCACTCAACTTATTAGTTGATGAAACAGTCATGTTCGGTACAGGTGGTTCAAATGTAAACCTAGCAGTCCAAAACGGATTGTTTGGTGTCAGTAAAGATAAACAAGAGGTTAGTTTCTCTGTAACGTTTACTGGTACAGGTACTACAGGCGATATCAATCTGAATGGTAGAGGATTTATAGGCGGACTGGCCCCAACAGCATCAATAGATGGTGCAGTTTGGCTATCCCCTGTGGAAATCATTGTTAATGGAGAATTGACTAAAACCGTAGAATAAAGTTAAAACTTTTTATATAAGGCTACTTTATAGTGGCCTTATATTTTTATAGGAAATTAATATGGAACACAAATTTTTAAAATTATTCGTAAATGGTGTTTGGACTAGACCTGATAGAAATATTAAGGTTAATGGTGTAGAACACAATTTAGACGAGTACGCCCTAGAGCATGGTATTGAATTACCAGAAGGCGAAAAATGGATAAATACAGATGTAGAGGAATCACATGAAGATATGGAACGATCACACGATTCAGGAGATACTGAAGTCGATGGAGATGGAGATAGCGAAGGCACAGAATGAAGTAAAGTGCGCCAAGCGAGATGTTGAGAAAGCATCAAACAGATTAGCATTTATACAAAGTGCTATACACAATTTAAAAGAACGTATGTCAGAAGACATACAATTATAGATATATAGGAAACAGATATGAAACTGCAAGAATTAGCAAGTAAACCCCAACTAAAAGAAATTATAATAGATGATACTGAGATCGTAGAAAAGTACGGTGACAGTTTAACCTTTTATGTGCAAGATAGATTGCCAATAGAAGTATATACTAAATTAGCAAGTGTTAAACAAGATGATCCAGGTCAAATGTATCACGTGATTAAGGATTTAATCCTTGACGAAGAAGGTATGCCAGTGATGAGCGAAGGTAATATGTTGCCTATGGATGTAATGACTGCCGCTGTAATAAGAGTTACAGACTCGCTGGGAAAGTAACGGAAACGCCTATACTTGATACTAGGGAACAAAATTTAATCTTAATGATTGATAGCATGGCAGAAAGATATAGCATGTTACCAACTGAGATATTAAGTAGAGCAAGTACGCAAGACTTAATGATTTTTTCTAATGCTAATATAATTAGAGTAAGGATTGATAAACAAAATCGAGGAGAAAGTACTGCAGATACATATTCCAAAGATGAATTAAGTAAAATATGGGAACAAACTAAAGGTAAAGATGGCTCTTAAGATAAACGATAAAATATATAAACGTAAAGTTAAGAAACTTGAACGATACGTGCGAACACGTTTACCTAAAGAAACATTATCTGAGTTTAAATCCTTAACTCCTAAAGACTCTGGCAATGCTAGGCGTAATACTAAAGTTACTAATAGAACAAAAAAAGGATTTACAGTTATAGGAGACTATAACTATTCTGGCGTAATAGATCAAGGAATGTACCCTTTTCCTCCAAAAGCGGGTACCGGTAAAACATCAGGTGGGTATAGTACACAATCACCTAAAGGTATGACCGGACCAACTGAAAAATGGTTAAAAAGGACTTTAACAGACTTTATTAAAAGATTAACAAGAGGAACATAAAATGGCAATACCAATTAAAGCCGCATTAAAAGTCAGTAGTAAAGGATTTACAGGCGGACTTAAATTAGCCAGTAGAGCAGTAGGAGGCTTAGTAGCAGTTACTAAAATAGCCACGTTTGCTATATTAGGTCTTACTGCCGCATTTACAGGATTAGTACTACGACAGTCTGCAGTTATAGACAGAATAGGTAAAGTTGCAAAAACAACTGGTATTGCGGCTGAAACATTACAAAGATTTTCTTTTGCGGCTGAACTTGCCGGTGTAAGTACAGATCAGGCTCAGGTAGCCCTACGTAGATTTAGTAGAAGATTAGGTGAGGCACAAAAAGGCACAGGTGAACTAGCACCAGAACTAAAACGTTTAGGTATAAATGTTCAAGATTCAGATGGTAAATTTAAGTCTGCGGAAGAAGTATTATTAGAACTATCTGATGCTATTGCAAATACAACAGGATCTAGTGCTAGATTAAGTATTGCCTTTAAGGCATTCGATAGTGAAGGTGCTGAGTTAGTATCAGTACTATCACAAGGTTCAGATGCCATGCAGGCATTATTCAATGAAGCAGATAGTTTAGGTGCAGTATTAAGTGGTAGTGCAATACAAGGAGTAGAACAATTTAATGACGAATTTAATAAATTACAAACATTAATTACCGGCATAGCAAATACATTTGTTGCCGCATTGGCGCCAGCACTTACACAAGTTACAAAAGATTTAGTAGAGTTCCTTAAGGAAACAGCATCATTAAATGGTGGATTTGAAAACTTAGGAGAGTTCCTTAAAAATGAATTTTTAGATATAGTAATTAGTATTGCAAGGGCAATTGGTGCAATATTAAATACAATTATAAACATTACTAACAAACTTAGTGATATGTTAAGGACAATTAGATTAATTGACGGTCCTTTCCTTACACCTGAATTACAAAAACAAAAAGACCTCATGGATGATCTAGTTCAATTGCAGAGAAATATGAACAGCGGTAGGGGTTCTCAGATGCTACAAACGTTTGGTCCTATTCTAGATAAATTAGACCAATTTGGTGGGCTAGATCTGTCACTATTAAGAGAAGAATTCGCAAGAATACAAGCACTTGGCGATGACATGGGCTTCTTTGATGCTATTATAGGTGCATTTACTGGTAATGAGTTCTCAGAAAGTTCAGAAGAGTTTGCAAAAATACTAAGTGCTTTAATTGATTCATTAGAAGTCATGAACAAACTAGAGACAGGCGAGAGTATGGAATTATTCGATGTCAATAGTTTAGTAGAATATTTAGAAGGATTAAAATTAATTAATCTAGAATTAGAAGAAACAAATGATACTCTAGAAGAAACTAAAACATTATTCCAAAAGATAATAGAAGGTGTTCAAGAAAGACTAGGAACTGCTGTAGATAGATTACAAAAAACTTTAGAAGACGGTTTAGTTAAGGGCGTAGAAGAATTTGAAGATGCTTTAGCAAATGCTGTAATTAATGGTAAAGCAGACTTTAGTAGTTTAGCCGCACATTTAAAACAAGTACTTGCAAAAGCAATGATACAAAAGTTCTTTACAGGACCACTTTTAGACCTTGTTGGTTTATCTGGTAAAGCAATGGGAGGACCTGTTAGTTCAAATACACCTTATATAGTTGGTGAACAAGGTCCAGAACTGTTTATACCTGGTGCAACAGGAACTATTATTCCTAATGGTAACTTGCAAGGATCAACTGGTATGGGCGGCGGTACAGTAAATTATAACATTAATGCCGTAGACGCACCAAGTTTCCAAGCCTTAGTTGCTAGAGACCCAGAGTTTATATTCTCAGTAACAGAAGCAGGCAGACGTAGAATACCAGGGAGATCATAATGGCAGGATTACAAACAATTATAGATAATTGTACATTTATAACAATAAACGCAAGACCAGTTACAGGACAAAGTATTAGCAGAAGTGGTCATTATAAGACTGCATCACGTAGTCCTAGTCCTTACAGCATAACAACTGGTATGCATGACGGCTTAACTTATAGTGAAAACAGAGATACACTACAAGCATTAGATAACCTGGACAGAATAACAGAAGCAAATGTAAGTATTAGTAATACAGCAGGACTAAGTTATCTTACAGCAAACTTAAATGGACAAACAAACAACGCATGTACTGTATTAGGATTTAATGGCGCAGACTTATATGTAAATGCCAGTAGTGCCACAGGTGCAGATACATTGTTTAAGGCAGGAGATTGGTTACAACCATTAGGTAACACTAGCACATACAGATACCCATATCAGGTAACTACAGACGTTGCATTTAGTACAGGAAGTAACGTAACAGTACCTCTTAGTCGTCCTGTGCTGTCACAGAGCGGTGTCGCACTTAATACAGGGGGTTTAAGACTGGGTAACGATATTAGATTCCATGTTAAAATGTTCCAATATCCAGAATATACAATAGTACCACATGACAGAATTAGTTTTAGTGGACCTTTCGAACTAATAGAGGTTGTTACTTAATGAGTGTTACTATACCAGAAGTACAAGGTACTAACATAATACCAGTAACTCTTATTGACTTAGATTTAAATGGTAATGTTTACTATCTTAGTGACACTTACAAAGCAGTAACAGTAGGAAGCGATACTTACACTGAATTAGGTGCATTTTTAAGTATGACTGAGTTAGATGACAACTTAAGAGTAACAAATGGAGATATAACTATTGCACTAAGCGGTATACCCAGCAGTAGTACAGGAACAGAAGTAAATTACTTAAACATAATACTAACACAACCTATAAAAGGTGGTAATGTTACAGTTAAACGTGGTTTCCTTAACAAAGATACATATCAGTTAGAAGCAAATGTATACACCAGATTTAAAGGTGTTATAACAAACTTTAGTACACAAGAAGCATTTAACTTTATAAGCAAACAAAACGATTATAGTGTTGCTGTTACAGTAGCAAGTTTAAATAGTGTACTACAAAACAGAATAGCAGGACAAAAAACAGATCCTACTGACAGACATAGATTCTTCCCCAATGATGACTGTTTTAACAGAATACCAGATATACATAACACACCATTCGACTTTGGTAAAGAGTTCACAGGTGGTGGTGGTGGTGGCGGAGGCGGTGGCGGAGGCCGTGGACGTAGAGGCAAAGAGATACAAAGATAATGTTAATTAGAAAAGCAATAGAACACGACTTCGCAGACATTAAACGTTTAATGATAGACTTTGCAAACGCAAACCCTGTTAAACTGTTACACCATCCAGAATACTCTGAGACGCACACAGACGCTGTCTTAAAGCATTTACATAAGTATGGCTTAATGTTAGTTGCTGAAGACAACAACAGAGTAGTAGGAATACTATTAGCAAGTGTAGTAGCAGATATATGGCTACCAGACATAAAGAGAATGTCAGAAATAGCATGGTGGGTAGAGGAAGAATACAGAAATACCACATGTGGCGCAAGATTACTTAAAAAATACGTAGAATTAGGTATAGAATATCAGGAAATGGGCGTAATTAGTTGTTTTACACTAACAACTCTAGCAAGTACACCAGATATGAAGTTACATAAACGTGGTTGGACACCTATAGATTACAATTGGGTATTTAAGGGGAAATAAATGGCAGTATTTACAGCAATAGCAACAGCAGTAGTAGGTTTTTTTGCAACTGCAGGCACAATATTAGGGTCTACTTTGTTATTCAATACCGTTGTGGGTATTGTAGCAGGAGGACTAGCATTTGCTACTGCAAAAGTATTAGGTGTTTTTGAACCACCTGACTTAGGACCAGATCCAGGTGTTAAAATACAGTTAGCACCCAGTACAGATAATAAAATAGGTATTGCTTACGGGCAAAACTTTATGAGTGGTCCTATAACAGATGTTGCAATCAGTAACAGTAATGATACTATGCACTATTGTATAACACTTAGTGAACGTGTTATAGGCGGTACTTATACCGTTAATCAAATATTTAGAGATACCAGTACACTTAACTTTAGTTCTGGTAATGCAAGTGTAAATTCACAAACAAATCCTAACAGCACTAATGTTAGTACTATAGCAGGTAAAATACGTTGCAGAGTTTACGCAGGTGGTACAGCAAGTACAAATCAGGTATTTCCTACTAGTAACAAAGTAGACGCAACTACTATGATGCCACACTGGACTAACACTACTGACTATAGCATGGAAGAATTAGTGTTTGCAATGGTAGAAATAGACTATGATGCAGAAAATGGCTTAGTAGGTCTGGGAGGCATGTCCTTTGACATAACAAATAGTATTAGTAACCCAGGAGACGTCTTAATAGATTATCTAAACAATACCAGATATGGTGCTGGCTTGGCCAATACTAGCATTGATGTTACAAGTATAACAGGTGCCGCAAATACAAGTTTAAAAGGTTATGCCGCAGAACAAATAAGTTTTACAAGATTTGGTGGTGCTAGTGCAACACAAGACAGATGGCAAATTAATGGATATTTAAGTACGTTTGCAGATGCATCTACTAACATTGCTAAAATATGCCAAGCAAGTGCAAGTTTCTTTTTGTTTGATACCAAACAGGGTAAGTTTAAAGTATTGCCTAACAGAACAGCAAGTAGTACATTTAGTTTAAATGACGATAACATAGTAAGTAAGATAGGTGTATCAGGTACTGAATTGTACAGTTTGTATAACAAGTATCAGATAGAGTATAATGACAAAGACAGAAGAGATCAAACAAATACTATACAAATTAGTACGCCAGCAAGTGAATTAAACAGTGGTGAGCCAGAAAACATGGCACAATTAAGATTAGACTTAGTTAATGACCCAATAAGAGCAACACAAATTGCAAACTTAGATTTAACACAAAGCAGAAACGGTATGATTGTTAGTTGTACAGCAGATTATAGTGCTATGCAAGTAGATGCTGGTGATGTTGTAGATCTAACAAATGCAGATTACGGATTTACTGCAAAAGAGTTTCGTGTTATGAAAGCACAAGAGCAATTAGATGAATCAGGTATGATTAACGTTGCTTTAACACTATTAGAGTACAATGCTGATGTTTATGTACAACCAGCCGTAACAGCACAGGCACCACAGTTGCCTATAGATATACCAACTATACCTATAGTACCAATTGTTATACCAGGCGTGTATGATGGTACATATGGAAATGTTACTGTTAATCAGGGCTCGTATGGTAATGTTATTGTTAATGACACTATGAAAACGTTTGGTGCAGGTACGCAGTTAGCAGATAATCCAAATAACACAATTACTCTAACAAATAATGGTACATTCCAAAATTTGCATACTCCTCAACTATATGACACAACAGGAGTCAATTTAGGTGATTATGAATTAACAAGTATAGGACAATTAACAGGTACACTTACAGCAGATACAAGTTATAATTATGGTATGAAAACATTAGCAAGTGTTACTTGGGCAAATGCAACAGCAACGCATGTACAATCAGTAGATACTAGTATGCAATTTAATGGACTTATAAATACTGTACCACCAGCAGTATCTTTAGCAAAAAAAGTATCTTTAACTATTGCAGGGTCTGGTGGAGCGGCATCAGATATGTTGCCATCTAACATTACTTTAGTACAACAGGGTTTAACTAATACTGGTGTTACAGGCCCTGGTTTTGCAAATATGGGATATCAATTGTTAAGAGTTACTAAAGGAGAATTATAATGTATAGAACATTATATAGTAAAACAACTGGTAAAATAGAAATATCCAGAACAATGTCAGCCAGTATATTAGCACAAATGTTGGCTAACAATACTGATTTAGCATATCTAGATGTATATACAGACGATATACAAAACAAAAAAATTAATTTAGATACATTAGCAATAGAAGATGATGTACCTGCTTTTGACTTTGATGGATATTTAAGAACATATAGAAATAATGCCTTAATGGCTAGTGATTGGACACAAGGCGTAGATAGTCCATTGTCAGACAGCAAAAAAACAGAATGGCAAACATACAGACAAGCATTAAGAGATTTACCTAGTACACATGCTACATTAACAGATATTAATAACTTAGTAATGCCTACCAAGCCGGAGTAAAATATGTCAGAAAGATATGGATTTTTTAAAAACAAATCGAGAGCAGGGATAACCGGCGATTTTGTACCTTATCCTACATTTCCGGATATGCCAAATGCAACAGTTTACTATAATTTTGCAAACAACAGTACTAAAACAGGTAATGTATCTTTAGTAAATGCAAATGCAAGTACATTAGTTAACTTAGATAGTGCAAATATACAACCTTTAGCATTGCCTACTACAACAGGTAATGTATTGTTTACAGATTTAAAATCTCAAAGTTTTTACAATTATGACTATGTAACTGAGAACATTACTGCACAAACATGGACAAGAAGCGGATTTCCTAGTTTTTCAAATACTGCATTGAATGGCTTAGTAACACAAACATGGGCTAAAAACGGTGACATACATATCTTTAATGGTACCACAGATGGAATAATGAGTAATTTATTTTTAGAAGCAAATGTAAGTACATCTACGATAAGTTGTTATTTATCTACGTCTTTTTCTAATGTTCATCATGCACCCAGAGGAGATATCAGAACAGTAGTGCCTATAAATGAAGGTAATGTATTGCTAATGAGACAAAAGTCTTTACAAAGTGGGGGCGAACCAGTACTACCTTATCAGATCTGGAATACAACAACTAAAACATGTAGTAATGCTTTTATAAATTACGGCAATGCTAGTTTTGATAGTAATTTAACAGACAACAGTACCAGAGCAGTATTAAGTCCTAGTAACGGTAATGTATATATTTTGCCAGGACAGGCTTGCTTTGCTAACTCATTTATTAATCCTACTAATGTAGACTTTAATCAAAAGGTAATTGTAGAAGTAGATTTTACAAATTCAGTTGTTGCAGAATATATACCTAGCAATGCATCTATAAAGGCCGCTTTAGCATATACTGACAATGACAGATTTGATCCTGCTTATAGTAGTGTTTCAGTAGGTGCAGATGGACTTGTATATATGTTTCCTGGTAAACTACCAACTGGTACGCCTCTTACAACTAGAAATAATATTATTTCTTTTGATCCTACTAATGTAGATGCGACACTAACAATGGGCGATTTAAGTGCATGGGATAGTGCAAATATAAGTTTACATAGTAGTAGATATGCTTCACTAGGTATAGATGGACATATCACAGCAAATGTTACACACAGAGTACTTGCTACTAGTGTAGAAACATCATATTTGTTAAGTATAGACACTAATCCTACATCAGCAACGTATAGAACAGGATATTTAGTATCAGCATCAGGCTTTAACAAATTAAGTAAAAACTTTACTTGGTGCGGTAATGGTAACTTATTAGGAGGACCTATAGCATCAGATAGTGGTAGTGGGTTCCCAATAAAAGTAATACAAGTAAGCGGAGTAGGTAGTTTTAAAACACAATATGCAACATGGAATAGATATACTAAAAATAGTTATATCGATGGTTTCATGTAAAAATGCAAAAAAGGATAAATAGTACTACAATTTAAGGCTATATGCGAACACGCATATAGCAAGTTCCAATAGGAGACGAGCATCATGAGTGGAAGACTTTTATCATTCAAAAATTACGTAGGTGGAGCAGATAACGTTCAAGTTATTGAGTTATTTCCATCTAGTCAGCAAACATATACTTACAATTTTAACACTAATATTAGTAGTTACACATTCGCGGCAGATCAGCAAACTATAATTATAGACGCTATGACATATAATGTGTCGGATGGAGAACCTAACTTTACTAACGCTAATGTGTTAGGTAGTTATGCAAATTCAGAAATAACAAGTGCAAATATTGTAGTAACAAATGCAACTACAGGCCTAGTTAATTTTACAATACCTAAAAACAGGTATACAGGCAATATTATACCAGATGCTCGAACAAACGTACCAATCACAGTAGTTTCATTTAGATGGACAGATACGTCGGTTACTCCTAATACAACAGATTCACATAGATGGGCAGTCATAGAAAGATATGAACCAGATGTTGTTATAGGTGACCCAATATTCGGTGCAGGATTCACAGCGATACCAACATCATAGGAGCATATTATGGCAGTAAGCAATATAACGCTCTCTACTACTCAAGCAAATATAACAGTAGATAGCACTAATACAACAGTAACAGTAGGTTCTACTTTAGCAAACGTTGTAGTTGGTACAAGTGTAAACACCAGTAATGCAGAAATAAGAGGAGCAATTAGTAATGTAACTCCTATACTGTACGATGCAAGTACAGGTGTTCTTTCCTTTGATACAAGTGCTGTACTAAACAGCAAAGTAGTAGATAATGGCGCACAAAGTGGCGACATCACTATAAACTTAAACACCGGCAGAATTCACAATATACAACTAGGTAGTGGTAACATTACTGGTATATCATTTACAGGTTTAGTTTCAGGTGCTTCTGCAACACTTGTTTTTACACAAGATGGAAGTGGTGGTACTTATTTAGATACTACAACAACACCAAGCAATTGGACTACATGGGAATTTGCAAACAATTTTAAAGATTTTGATATAAATCCTACTAACTGGACAGCAATGAACTTGTTTTACGATGGTAACAAGATATTTGCCAGTTTAGTAACAGATAGTGCAGGAAATATTACTAACGCCGAAATGGCAAATAGTAATGTTGTAGTTAATGGTGTAACAATAGATTTAGGTAGTAGTGGTAACATTACAGCACCTATGGATTTAACAGTTTTAAGTGTTTCAACAGCAACACCCAGTGGTAATGGCGCACTAAGTTATAATGACACTTCAGGTGTATTCACATTTACACCAGCAGTAGCAAACACTGGTGGTATTGCACTTACAGATTTAAGTGTAACACAGGCAAGTGCTAGTAGTACTGGTGCTTTAGCATATAACAACAGTTCAGGTGTGTTTACATATACACCTCCTCTATTAACTTCGTTTGTAGAACTATCTGATTTAAGTGTAACACAGGCAAGTGCTAGTGGTACAGGCACACTTGCTTACAACAACAGTACAGGTGTAACTACATATACACCACCAGATTTAAGTACATTCGGTACAAGCAATTTAACAAATGCACAGGTTATATCACATATAGCCACAGTCCCCCTAGCAGTAGGTGGTAACTTATCAGTAACTGGTAATATTGATGCTACAGGTAACATAAATTACCAAAACGTAACTGACTTATTTGTAAGAGATCAAAGTATAACACTAAATGCTAACGCAACAACAGATGCAACAATAGAAATTATATCAAACAGACCTCAAAGCACATATCAAGCAAAATTAACATGGAATGAACCATCAGAAGTATGGACATTTATGAATGGAGACAATGTTTTCCATGAAATGCTTACAAGTACTACAGCAAGATCGTTAATAAGTACAGCAACACCGGCCACACCAAGTGGAGGAGGTGCATTAGCATACAACAGTACAACAGGTGCGTTAACATTTACACCAGCAGTTCCAGGTATTGCTTTAACTAATTTAAGCACAACAACAGCATCAGCAAGTGGTGGTGGCGCCTTAGCATATGATAATAGTTCAGGTGTATTTACATTTACCCCAGCAGATTTAAGTGGTGCAGGCGTAAGTAACGCTCAAGCCCAGGCATTTATACAAAGTAGCGGACTAACAATGACTGCCGCTATTGGTAGTGATAGTGCTATTACTACAACTAGTGATATAACCGCAGATAAGTTAGTATTACCAAACGGAACAAATGGTATAGAGGCTACAAGTAGTAGTACATATGACTTAATTACGGCTCAAATGGATGCAAGTAGTAGTGTTGGTATAGATC